TTGGTCGCGCCAGGCTGAAATTCCCAATATTCCCATTGCCGCCAACCGAGGATTGATGTTGTGAGTGAAATGACTGGAGCTGGCATAATTTAGAGTTTGCTGATGGTTGCTTTGATTCCTTTGCAGGAGATTTTGACCTGGCCAACGGGCGCGCCGTTGTTGCCGGTGAAGGATGAAAACCCGAGCGCGGCCGTGGGATCTTCCGCATCGAAGCGGTTGAGTTCTCCGCGCAGCACGAACGCGGCCGTGGTTGGCGCGGTCGCATCCGCCCAGGCCAGATAAAGCCGCTGCTCGGCCGTGAATGTTTCGCTCGCCGGGCGGCGCACGCGGTAGGCAAACGCATGCTGCGTTTCCGCCTCGCTCAGCAGGAGTTGCTTCTCGAAAAGCGTGGTCCCGAATGTCACGCTCGCGAGGTTTGTTCCCATTCCGCTGCCGGTCGCTGCAGGCGTGCCGAGTTTGAGAGTCATCACATACTGACCCCGTCGCGGGCCGAGGAGCTGCGCGAGCAGCGTCCACTGGATCTCGAAATACGTGCCGACCGAGAGCATGTCCGCCTGGACGGGGATGTCGAAGACCTCCCGATTGAACTCATAGGGATAGTAGGTGCCGTCGAACACCTCGGCCGCGAACCAATTAGCCCCGTCGCAGGCGACAAACGGCGCTGTAGCGCGCGTAAGCAAACCACCACGCCGTGTGGCCGATCCCGGCACCGTGACTGACTGGACGCTTCCAGACCACTGCAGCACCACGTTTTCGTGAGTGGAAGGATCAGGCAGCGAGCCGCCCTCGATCAGCGTCTCGATGTCGGCGAGGGCCGATGGTTTCACCGCGCGCAGCAGAGCGCGGTAAGTCGCCGCCCTGGTCGCCGAGGTTTTGAGCGGAGGGTATTCCATCGCCAGATCCGGCACGACGATCTTGATTTGCTCCGGCGTGTCGCGGTTCGGGATCGCATCGAAAACGATGCGCCCCGTCGCATCGGCCAGCACGCGCCGGATGGGATCTCCGGTCGCCTGGTCGATGCCCCAATAGACCAGCTCGCCGGTTGCGGAATCCACGCGCGGCACACCGAGCGGGATCGTGGTGATATCGAGCTTCCCCTCTGTGTTGAGCAAGGGAACCGTGGACGGCAGACGCGAGGCCGGAATTGCGGTGCCGCCTCCGATGCGATCCCAGGGGATATTCAGCGGGAGCTTCTCGACCGGGATGTTCGGCCAGAAGTCGGCCGGGTTGCCTGCGGCCGTGAGGGCATCAAGGATCGCCTGCAAGCCGATGATCTCGCTGATCGCGTGTTCGTGCCCGAGGAAATAACTCTCCGGCCCGATGCTGGTGATCAGGACCAGGTAAGCGTTTTCGTCCGGAGCATCCGGGAAGGTCACCTGGACCCGGTTGTCATCGAGCGCCTTCGTCTCGTAGAGGTTGTCCGGGATGCGGAGATTCGTTCCGCCGTTTTCCCAGAGGGTCACATGCAATCGGGTGGTGCCCAGATTGTGCTCGTAAACAAACTGGCCGAGCACACCGTCACCAACGATGGCGACGTAGTGGCGCTCGCCGTGGAAGACCTGGCTGTGATCGTGTTCGAGCCAGGCCACCGGATCAATCTGCTGCTCCAGCCAGGCCGGATCGTTAGAGATGGCCATCGGGTCATCGATCATGTCATTCAGCAACGTGATGGGAGCCTGCACAGGCGTGCCGCTTTCTCCGTCTAGGATCACCTCGATCTCGATGGACATCGCCACCTCGGGGTTGCCGTCCAGGGCGACCTCGACACCAGGACCAGTGAGCGGGATTTTCCCGACAGGAGTCTCAAGCACCGGCTGGTTCTCCATGTTCACTTCCATGAGGGCCTGCGCTGCGAGCGCCAGCGGCCCGACGAACTCCACATAGTAATACCGCGCGCTCGGCTGCGTGACGCGGAACCTCTCTGCACCGTCCGGGATGAGATCATTCAGAACGGCTGCAATCTTCGCGGCCGTGAGATTGCTCACCGGGAGGATGGCCGTTGTGAGACCGTTCCAGGTAATCGAAAACTCCCCGAGGGCACCGACCGGGATGGAGATCCGCTGCACCTCGTTGCGGGTGCCGGTCCCGGCGCGCACAAGCGCCCGATCCACAGCGGGAGGCATAGGCAGCGAGAACTGGTCAGTGAACGCGACCGGAGCCTGAAAGAGTTTGATGATCGAGACGCGGCCGTAGTCGAGATCCCAGGCGATCACGCGAGTAAAGCACTTCGGATAAAGCTTCGCGCCGGTCACCAGAAAGGCCGTGGTCTCGGCCGCATTGATCCATCGGATCGCATAGATATTAGCGGCCCCGCCCTGGACAACCTTCACGCCTCCGCGCGCGATCACGGTCGAGAGTTTGTTCAGCTCCACTTCCAGCGCCTGCTTGCCGATGTTGTGAGGGAGATCCGGAGTCTCGACGGCCTCCACGCTCACGCGCCACAAGCCATCGAGCGGAGAGCGATCAATGAACCCGATCCCGCATTTGATCGTGCCGAAGGGAATCGCCGCCTTGCGGTAGTCTCCCGAGTCCAGGAGTTCCATGCCCTGCAGCACCAGGCGCAAGGTGTCGCCCTGCGTGACTGCGGGCAGCGTGAGCGCCCCGCCGTCCGGAGCGATGAGTTGTTTGTTTGCGATGTCGTATCCGATTTTCAGGTCCATGATTCTAAGGTCTCCAAAGGTTGCGCGGGAGCCGTCTCCGGGTCCGCGTCGTCGTCGAGCGTTGTGAACTGCCGCAGCCAATCAAACGGAAACGGGCTCACCTTGTAGGGGAAGGCCCGGAAGGCATTCAGAGGCGCAGGGTTTTCGATGATGACTCTCATACCGTCCAGAACTCCACGCTGTTGGTTTGCCAGCCGATCTGCGCGAGCGCCGCGTTGACCTGGTCGGTGATAAAGTCGCCGAAGAAATTGAAGGTGCCGAGGGCCGCATCCGCGAAGCCAAGGCCGATGCCGCCGAAGCTTCCGCCGATGGGCTTGTAGTCCGGGAGCAGCTTCACCGGCTCGACCCCTGCAGCGAACAGATCCCAGAACTCCTCCTGCTTGACGAATGCCTGTTGGTCGGCCGGGTCGCTTCCGCGCAGCACATAGATCTTGGCCAGCTCGCGGGAGGCCAGCATCGAGGAGGGTGTGCGCGCAGGCATCTTTCCCGCCCAGGTCCGATACCTGGAAGGAAGGGTGCGGGCCATGAAGATTCCGCGCGGCCGTGCATATAGATATACGCTGGCAACAAAGAGATCCTTCTCCCACGCCTCGGCCGTCCGGAATGCTTGCGGCCGTCCAGCGTCCGCCACGGCAACGAAATCCTCCTCTGTGTCGAGCGAGATGAATGGCGCGGCCTCGCCGCTTTCCCGCCAGCTCCGCTCGCAGACGTCCCCGCTGATCCGGGAGGCGGGATAATCATCGGGCATCGTCCAGGCGCGCGGATCTCCGGCTTTCAGGTATGCGACCGAGGCTTCCACATCATTCACGAAACCGGCCACCAGCGTCACCTTCCACTTCCCTGCGGTTTCATCGGCGACGACCCGCGTTCTCCACGGGTGCGGATATGGCGCTGCAGCGGACGTGCGCGGTCCCTCCAGCGGAGTGCGGCGGCGAATCTCATCGATCAGCGCATTGTGCTTCTCCGCGCTGATCCGCATCCGCTTCTTCACCCCGATCTTGTCCATGAGCGCGCTCATGACATTGCCCACCACCATTGACGGAATGCGCCGGAGGGTTTGCGCTCCGAGCTGGAGAATCCAAAGTCGAACCGGGCACGCGGCTCAACGCGGCCGTCCTTTTGGGCGATGCCAATCAGCTTGCGTGCCGTCCAGGCTTTCCACTCCGGCTTCGCGTAAGCCTTCATCTCGGCCTTTTCGATCTGCCAGAAGGAATTCAGCTTCAGCTCCACAAAAAGCCAGCAATCACCGGCATCGTTGTATTCCAGGATCTCAAGGGGATCGGACTCCTTGTTGGAAATCTTTAGTTCCCCGATCTTGGGCTCGATCCCATTGACCAGGCCACGCGAGAACCGCACCGCAGGCTTGCCATCCTTTGTTGTGGCGGCGCTCGGCTGCCAGGAGTGCGATACCCCGCTCCCTCCCTCGCTGCTGTAGCTGATGATGATCCCGCTATCGAGCTGCCGCGTCCGGACGCCATTCCCTGCCAGGATCTGCCTGCGCTCCAACTCGCGCACCAGGGCATTGTGGTCCTCTGCGAGGACAGTGGCCCCCGGCTGGACATACAAATGCTGCAGAGGATCGGAAATCATCCCATGCCCTCCCGCTTGTAAACATCCGTGTTCCAGCCTCCACGACCAGAGAGCAGATATCGCTCGGTGATTTCAAAAACGGACCCGCGCACACGAACGGAAGGCACCCGCTTAAGCCAGTTCCGGCCGCGCCCGAGCTTGGGGATTTTCACAGATCTAGGCTGCGGGATCTGCGCGACCACGGACTCGATGCCATCGAATAATTCGCTGGGAAGCGTTTTCGTCACATACTGCTTTGACCAGATAGCGCCGAAAGAAAGATAGCTCTCCACTTTGAACATCGGGTTCTTCTTGCTCCCCGTGTCGCTGTCCTCCACCGGTAGCTCCTCCTGGAACTCGATGATTCCCTCTTTTACATCGCCCTTGTATTTTTCCTTGAGCTTGAGCCAGTCCGGGTGACTGGTGATCGGCACCTCTGCATCGCTGGTGTCGAGCGTGTAAACCGCCTGGTCTTCCTCGGCCTTCTCACCTTCCGGCGTCAGTTTCCGGCCGCCCTCATAGGTCAGCTCCCACTCCCAATACCCGCCGGCCGCTTCTTTGCCGACTCCACCCGTGAACCCATAGCCAGGAATCTGGGGGATCTCCAGCGGAGCAGGATATTTCAGGCTGTCACCGATGGTTTTAAGAACCATTGGGATGGCAATCGTGAGGACCGTAACACCCGATCTTTCCTGCCGGGAACCGATAATCCTCGGCTCTGGGACTTCGCCGTAAATCGCGCTCATTGGTAAGTTGTTCCCTTTTTCAGAAGCTCCTTCGTTGTTTTGGCCGTTGCCTCGGTGGCCTCCTTGATTTTCAGCGTGTGCTCGATCTGCTTGCGGAGCAGTTCAACATTACCAGCGGCCTGCATACTCTCGCCAACGGCTCCACCGATCCGTGCCATCGACGACACGCTCAGCGCGCGCCGTGCAAGCTCGCCCGCATCCGGGGCATCTTTCTTCGCTTTTTCCGGATCATCCACAGCCTTCATGTTTGCGATCCGGCGCGCATCCCATTCCGTGGAGCCCTTGTCGATCTCGGCCTGAAAGCTGCGCATCCACTCGAATTCCCCGAGCTTCTTTTTATCACCTGCGGCCTTTGCCTCAAGATAGGCAGCTTCCTCAGCGCCTGCAGCTATCGCCTTATCCGATTTGCTGTGGATTTCCAGATTACCCTTGTCCCTGCGGTTCTCGATCTCCTCCCGCTGCATACGCAGGGCATCCACTTTGCCTTGGGCATTGGCGACGACTGCATCAAGTTCCGCTTGAATTTTCTGGGCCTCATCAAACTCTTTGGAGTTTTTCGGGCTCGGATGAAAGATGCTCATCTGCTGCGCAATGTCAGTTCTCCTGTATTGAGAATCAGCGAGTTCTTTCGCTTTTGCCAACTCCGCCTCCGACTGCGACATCGCCTTCGAGTTCGCTTCAAGATCAAAGGCTGTCTTTGTTGCGACCCTTTTTAACGCGGCCTCCGGAGCAGCAATTTTTCCCGACGCCTCGTCAGCATCAATTTTCGAGAGAGCGAGAGATTGCTGCGCTGCGCTCAGGCGCTCAAAACTTTTCGATGCCCGGTCGGCAGCATCCCCCATTTCTTCCAATGGTTTTACCGCTTCGGAAATGGCTTGCTTGATGCGCTTGGTTTTCTCGGCCGCAGTTTCCTGGGCTGCCGCAAGGCCCTCCACTTTCTTCTTCGTTGTTTCGGCCGCGTTGCCCTGGCCATTCGCACGGGCGATTGTATCCTGATCGTTCTCGTAGGCATCCCACCCTTTTTTGAACCCGCTGGCGATCCCCTCCAACAATCCAGCAGTTCCTCCGAGAGCCCCTTTGTATGCCGGAGCAAATGGCCTCCCGAGCTGGGACATCAGCATGTTGAACGAGTCAGAGAACGTGGATTCTTTCCCGGATGCCGTCTCGCTCCTGCGCGCCATTTCCCCGTTGTATTTTCCGAGCGCTGCAGCAACCTCCTCCCAGCTTTTTGCCTGGCGAAGATTTATCCCGGTCAGCTCGGTCATTCTCGCCGCCGCTTCCCCAAACGGTGTGCCGTCCCGCATTCCCTGGTAGAGGCGTCCCATCGTCACGGCCACCTCGCCGAAGCTGGCATCTGCAGCCGCTGCCACGTCACCAACCATACGCAGGCCAGCCCCGGTGCTCAGAGCGCCGCCTGTCAGGTTTTCCAGGACTTTCGATGCCTGGGCGACTTCCGGAAGTTCAAAAGGGGTTGCGGCAGCAAACTTATTCAGCTCATCCATCCGAGCCTTTGCTGCGCCCTTACTGCCAAGGAGGGTGATGAATGTAGTCTGGAGGTCTTCGATTTTACTGAACTCAGAGAGCGCTTTCCGAAGGCCGAGCGCTGCCCCGGTCAGCCCGGCAAGGCCGAGGCTCAGCAATCCAGCAGATCCATTCGCAGCGCTCATCACACGGCCAAAGATTGGGACGCTCTGCGCGGCACCCATAATTTCGCCTTTAAGCCGTGCTCCAAATCCCAGGTCTTTCATCCGGCCCTGGACGGATTCGAGCTGTCTTGCGGCAGCCGAATACTCTTTGAGTGACTGACCCGCTGCCCGCGCGGCGGTGATGTTACGAATCAGCTCCTGCTCCATCTGCTTGAGCGCCTGCAACTCAGCGGTGGTTGTGATTTTGATGTTGAAGCCAGTGGCGCTCATTGTAGATTATTCCTGTGATCTACGGGGTTCTCATCTGCCTGTTCATTTTCTTTGCCACCTGCGCTTGGTGCAGCGGCGGCGACTCGACCAACTATTACTTGCGCTGAGTTCTCCAGGGCGTTGATCGCCTCGCGCTCCTTCCAGTTCATCTCTGTCGGTTCTTTTCCGTCGAGCACGTCGTTGGTCGCCACCAGGGCGAACGCCTGAGCCATCGGGCAATCAAGCGCTTCGTCCCGAGTGAACCCGAGGTCCACGATCAGCTTGGTGAGAACTCGCACCCACCAGCCGAATCCGTGATCGCGGGACAGCGGAGAAGATTTCTCCCCCGCCTTCTCAACGCGACGCATAGGGAGTGCAGTTTCCCACGCGGCGTTGATTATTCTCGCGACAACAATCTCTGCCTCTGCGGCCTCCTGCGGAGTCAAAGATTCGATCAACTCCTGCCGGGTGACATCCCTCTGCGCAAGCGCTGAAACAGCGATGCAGAGCGCCTGCAGCGCCGCTTCACCATCGTTCGGAAATTCTCCCGTGACGAAAGGGGATCGCGCTGATTCCAACTGCAGGTGCCCCCGCAAGGTCAGCGGATGCAGCGGGATGTTCCCCAGGTGGACCGATTCAGACAGGAATGCGCGCATGACGCACGCGGGCTGCAGCGGATCGTTCTCCGCTGCGGCCAGCGCTTTGCTCATCGCCGCTAGTTTTTCCTCGTCGGTCATTTTTCAAAGCAGGGATCAGGCCGCGATACCAGGATGCCAGAAGGCTTCGACTTCGATCATCGCGCCATCGGCCCGTTTCCACTTCCACCCGGCATCGGAGATGATCGCATCGGCCGCGTGGGCTGGTGCCCCGGTCACCGAGAGGACGGAATCATTCGCCGGAAGCACCGCGTTCGGGAGCGCGAGGATTTCGAGCGAGATCTTCCGCATGTAGCCGTGGGCGACCACGGCCGTGATCTTGAGCGGATCTGCTGGCGGCTCGGTGAGCGTGAGGCTCTGCTCGATCCGAAGGCGCTGGACGGTGCCCAGGGCGGACGTAAGGCCCTGCGTGCTCCACACCAGCTTGGCGGCGGGATGAATCAGCGGCCCGGTCTGCTCGAAGGTTCCGTCGAGGGTTCCCGCCTCGGCTCCGGTGCCTGCGGCGGCATCCGGGTAGTGCGTGGCCGCTCCGGAGAACTTCTTCGGCTGGTCGATCCCCCATTCCTCGATCAGTGAGGAGCAAAGGACAATCCCGCCGACGATGGCGGCATGCGTCATTCCGATCAGTGCCCCGGCCGACAGATCCGGAAGATCAATCGTGCCATCGGTGATCGTGCCAGCGAACGAGATCGCGGCCTTTTTCCGATAGAGCGCAGAGGCGGCGTTGTCGCCGTTGCCATCCGGTTCATGGTGGACCTGGGACGACAGCTTGTAGTCGCAGGATTCGAGGATGCAGGTGGCGGGCTGTGGCGCTGAAGCGCTGCCCCAGATGAGTGATGCTCCGTAGAGTTGCATGGTATGGTTTTTTGGTTACTTGGATTATTGGTAGGCCGCGTGAAAGATCAGATCGATCACCACGGCCGATGGGTCTTCGACTTCCTCCACCGGAGGGTTTGCCAGGCGAAGATTGTCAGCGAGGAGATTGCCGGGATTCGATCCGTGAAGAGCGAGCCGGGCCTGCGCTGCCAACTCGGGACTGTCCATCCCGGTTTCGTTCATCGTCGGGTCCACGATGATCCGAACGCGCAGCTCACCGCGCTTGACGAAAATGAAATCGGCCCCCTCCTGGACTTCCACCGGCTTCACTGGCATGACAAACATGCAGGCCCCGAGTTTCGCCAGGCTGGCTTCGATATCGTTCTCGATGCTCTTTTCCTTCCGCTCGATGAACTCAACACCGGCCGGAATGCCCTCGGCCCGCCTGAGCAGATCAAGCACCGCGACGGGAATTTCTGTGGTCGATGTCATTCGAGGAAAGTGGCTGAGGTGACTGGCAGGCTCCGGTTGGTTGCCGTGATCCAGGCGCGCGCGATGCTGGCGGGATCATCCCACCAGGCACGGACGCGGATGCTTTTCCAGTTGGCATCCCAGACCCACAGACGGTTGTCGCCCGATGGGTAGAGATAAAGCGCGACGGCATGATTCCAAGCTGGCGTGGAGATCAGGAGGGCACGCGATTCGATCCCGGCCCCGCGCAATCCCTCGACCATCGCCGCCGCCTCGGCCACGCATGCATTCCGAAGCTGCCCGGAAAACGCGGGTGCAGCGACCGGAGGCCGCGCGGCGCAGGCCGATAGGCAAAGGCAGACGATGGCGAGGAGGCGGATCATCTCAGGGCTCGGGAGTGGGCTCCGTGATGGTGACGGTTCCGTCTTGGTTTTTCGTGTGGGCAGGAACGCGAGCAGCCAGGGCATCAAGTTCGGTCACAGATGCTGTGTCGCCGCAGGCGAGCAGCAGAGCGCGGATTGGAGCCATGAAGGATTCGTAAAGCGTGAAAAGCTCAACAGCCTTCGGTCCGAGGGCCTGCGCGGTCGCGACGTTGGCAGCGTAGTCCTCCGACCAGAGATCGGTGATCGAGTGCCGCAGCCCGCCGAGGATGGAGTTGCGGAGGCCCTGCGCGTTCTCGGCCGCACGGATCGCCCGGGCCTGTGCGGCGGGGATCGGCGGATCGGTGAGGAGCGACTGAGCGGTTGCGGTGAGGGTGAGCGCGACCACACAGGCCGCGAGGAGTGCGATGGTTTTTTTCATATTGTGAGTGGCGTCAGTGGACATACACGGTCATTCCTCCAAATTCCCAGTTGGCGGCATAGCCCGGTGTTGTGCCCGCGCTGCTCGCGACGATTGCCAGAGCTGAGCCAGCAAAAGACCCTGACCCGAGGCTGCCAGAAAGGGTGGCGGTCGTGATTAGAGTTGCCGATCCGTCCATCGCACGCCCCCACACCTCAAGTTTCGACCCCGCCGCAGGTGTTGATCCTACAGGCAGCCAGCGCACAATGAATGCAGCCGACCCATACGCGCTCACGTTCGCGGAGCTTAATGTCTCGCTCGTGCCATCGTGGATCGCGGAGGTGACCTTGATGTTGCTGGTAGGGGTATTTCCTTCAATCCTGACTCGTAGCCCACGCGCGGTTAATGCCCCTCCGGTCTCGGTCAACTGCGCACCGAAATATATATCAGTCGCGAGGCCGATGGCGGCAGAATCTCCAGGCGCGTTTAGCCAGCATGCAAATGTAAATCCGCGACCCGCAAGAGTTGATCCGGATTGCCCGGACTTCTGAATAAATCCATAAGAGCCAGCGCGCGCCCAGCCAGCAGCGCTGCCGACACTCTGCTGCTTAAGTAATTGCACCCAAGAGCTGGTCGAGGTAGCTGCCCAATTTGACCATGTGCCATTGTTCGCTAGTTGCCATGTGGTGCCGGGCCGGAGCGCAGGGTATTGGGCCAGGGCCATCGCCATTACTGCGTCCGAGTTATCCCCAGAGATCCGAGGAAGATATTTAGCATCCCCCACATTGCCATTCAGCATCACCTTATCATCTGCGGCCGAGGCATAGGTCGTGCTCGTAAGGTTCGGTGCGCGAGGATCGTCGTCGTTGATAACCGCCTCATCCCCTGCCGCATCGCCAGCGGTGAAATTCCCTGTCAGCGTGAACGGACCCGCGAACGTCTGCGCCTGCGTTTTGATCCATGTCCACCAGGCAGCGATGCCGGAGGGTCGCACGGCCTTCGCCGTATCCGTTCCGGTCTGGATCTCGGCATCCGTGGCAAGCTGGACCGCGCCGACTGAGTTTGTAGCTGCCGACGAGATTGCGAGCGTGAGGTTGCCAGTCAGGTTGCCGCCGCCTGTGAGCGGAGCCGTGGTCGAGATAGTTCGCGCGGGCTGCACGGCGCTATCCGCCAGAGTTCCCTGGGCGGCGGTCGCGGCCCCGATGCTGGCCGGGGTGATCGGACTGTTGGCTGAGATCCCGGAGACGCGGCCCTTTGCGTCCACGGTCACACTGAGCGTGTTGGTCTGCGATCCGTATGCTCCGGCCGTGACGCCGTTGGTGGCGAGAGTTGGCGAGGGATAGGTTCCAGTCAGATCCCCTGCAGCAGATCCGGACGGCGCACGGGAATTGGTGAGCCGGGAATCGTTCGTCGCCACTTTGCCGTCGAGCGCCGCTTGCAGGCCGGAGACGTTGGTGATCGCCGTGCCTGGCTGCAGCGCGGAGGCCGCAAGCGTGCCCTGGGCGGCCGTGGCGTAGTTCGTCCCGACCGCGTTCGTGATCCCGGCCGCATTCGTGGCCCAGAAGTTTGTGGGCTTCGTCACCAGGCCATTCGTGTCGAGAGTGAGCGTCTTCGTGACCACGTTCGTCTGCCCGACCGCTGGCGATGTGATGGCCAGAAATGCCAGGGAGGCGACGCCACCGGCGACGAGAGTCAGGGCGGCGATCCGGCCGCTTTGAGAGATGAGTTTTCCGATTTTCATAAAGTCGTAAAGGTGAGTTCCCCGGCATTGAAGGTGACGAGACGCCAGGTGTTTGTGGTGGTGTCTTTGATTTCGAGTCCTGCGGCCGAGATCCGGACCGCGCCGAAGATGGTCCCCTGCGTGACGAGTTCGCCTGGCAGCGGGTAGGGAGGATCTGGATCTTCAGGAACCGGCTCGTCCTCGCGGTAGTAGTTGTTTTCGATGACGAGCTGAATCGTCGGCAGGACGATCCGCTTCCCGCTTTCAACGATAACGATCTCCAGTGCGAACGTCTTGGAGGGGTCCGTTCCCAGGGCCGTGTCGATCCCGGCGCTCACGGCCACAAAGGCGAACGTGTAGCCCCGGCCGTCGAGAGTGGGAGCGTCCCAGGTTGTGTCCAGAAGCTTGGCCGTGCCCGTGAAGTCATTGACCGTCTTCACGACGAGCAGGCCCGTGCTCCCGGTCGCGAAGAGTTCTATGGTCCCGTCCGCCTTCACTGGGGTCAGCTCGACCTCGACGTCCTGGTATCGCTTGACGGTGATCTTTTGGACATTCGTGGAAGCCGTTGCCGACGCGCCCAGGATGCCGGTGACTTTATTGAAAAACAGTTTCATGGATTGAGTTGGAAAGCGGCGTGGAAAATGCAGTCGAGCGAGATCCCCTGTGCATCCTCGTTGAGTTCAAAGGTTGCGACTTCCAGCGGCGCGGCGAGGATGTCTCCGGGGTTGCTCCCCTGGAGCGCCAAGCACACGGCCTCGGCGACTTGGTAGGCGTCCACTCCGGTAGCGTTCAGTTTTCGGTTCTCGATGACGCGCACGCGCACCTCTGCCCGCTGGAAGAAAATAAACGGGGCACCTTGGATTGGAGCGACCGGCAGGATCGGCAGCACGTAAACGCCGATTGCCAGACCCGCAAGCACGGTCTCAAGGTCATTCAGGATCTGCCCCCGCTCCCGCACGATCACCGGGATCTGCGGCATGATCGGCGATGCCTCAATGAGCGCCTTCACATCTTCCGGCATTTTTCCCAGCGTGCTCATTTCGTCAGTTCCTCCCCGATCTTGCGGTTGTAGATTTCAGCGCATTCCTCGATCCCGCTGGCAAACATACGGCGGGCAGGGAAGCCAGGATGCCGGACCGTGCGCGCAAAGTGGACGCCGCTGGCATTCCCCCAGCGCAGGGCCTTGCCATTGCGGGCGCGGATCGTGAAGGGCTTGCAGCCGAATTCGTGCACAGCCATGTAAGGCACATTTGTGCCCATAGTGCTTTCGACCCCGTCACCTCGTATCACGGCGAGCGAGGCCCGGGAGCTGGAACGTCCGCGATTTGACCGCACGGCCAGCGTCGTCGCCCCCTTCTGCGAAAGTTTGTTCCTCTGGATATAGGAGAGCGTGAGCTGGTTCCCCTTGTCCATCCCCCGCGCCACGCGGGAGAGCATCTCGCGCGGGTCCAGCCGATCAACGACAGCTTGCATCCCTGTGATTTCGATGTTCATTGCGCGATCCTCCGGTAGTTGGCGATCACCTGGCGCACAGGCATGAGCAGATCCGCATCGGTGCCCGCAAATCCGAGCGCCGCCGTGTCCTCTGTAAACCCCGCCTTCGCGCGGTCAGTGATCGAGCGGCGTTCCCAGAACCACCGGCACTGCATCACCCAGGCCGCGCGCAGATCCTCCGGCAGCGGAGTCGCGCCCGTGGGCATCGTCTCGGGCGTCGTCTCGCCTGTGTCCCACCAGTAGCCCCCCGTATATACTACGCGCGCCATTTCGCCATAAGCCCCGAGGCACCCGAGGAAATCCACCTTCCCCGAAAGCTCGTTGACATTCGCGGGCATCCCCGGCACGGCCAGGAAGCCCCCTGCGTAATCCCCGCGCACCTCGACCGCTGTCACCGTCTCGATGGGATACCGCCGCACGATCCAGAATGCCCGCTCGGCGGAAAATGTATCGACCTCCTCCTGCCGCGCGAACCGGCGACCGGCCGCGCCCTCGAAGAGCGAGGCAACGCCCAGCCCGAGCGACAGCACGGAGGCGTCGTTATCGGTCTTCGATAAATCGGCGGCCAGCAACAGCTCGCGCTTTAAGTTTTTGAGATTTGAGAATCCTGCGTTCATTTTGTGGTTTCCTCGCTGCTGCACCGGGCTTGCAGGCCCGATGCAGAGTGCGAGGATTTCGCAGTTGAGGTTAGGAGGCCGCTGTCTCCAGGCCGGACACCGCACCGTTGGCCATGAGGCCGATGGTGAAGCGCTCCAGAGCGCGGATGCAGATCTCGTCGGTGGTGAACCCGGCTTCCTTGCTCGTGTCCATCCGCACGCCGCCACGGGTGGCGAGGTATTGGTAGGACAGGTCGCCGAAGAGGGCGAACACCTTCGAGACGTTCGCGCTCGTCGAGTAGGCGGGCATGATGTCCACCCAGTTGATCGCGTAGCCGTCGAGCGTCGCTCCACGGGAACCGTTCGCCTGGTAGGGCTTGTCACCGGCGGTGTTGAGGCCGCTGAGGTGCTGCTCGAAGCTCGGGTGCATGTAGTATGCGCCCATGCCGATCACCGGGGCATCGACCGTGGCCCGGATCGAGCGCAGGTTTGCCAGGGTGGCGTCGGAATACTTCGTCTTCGTCGAGGCCATCTGGACAACCTTGCTGTTGTCGATGGTCGAGACGCAGAGCCCCTTCACGCTGCCGTTCGCGCCGCTTCCGGCACCGGTGCCGATGAAGAAGTTGCTGTCTTCCACCAGCGCGAGCTGGCGCGCGCTGTAGCGGGCGACGAACTGCCCGATGGCGATGATCGAGTCCTCATCCAGTTCGGAGGGCAGGCGGACGAGACCGCCGAACTTCTCGGGCGTGAATGTGACCCAGCCGACCTGCGGGCTCTTCTCGGTGACGGTGCCGCTCGCGGCGATCAGGCCGAAGGCCGGGTCGGTCGTGAGCTTGGGCAGCTTCACTGTGCCCGCGCCGAGCGGGAACACCGTGCCGAAGCGACGGGCCGCGCCGTAGGCCGAGACCAGCTCGACCACCTGCGCGTTGTATTGCACGGGCAGCGGGATGTCCGAGCTGCTCAGCGCGGTCTTGGCCTCGACCCCGAGGATGTCCTTGACCATGCCGTCGATGCGGTCTCCGGCGAGTTGCCCTCCCTTGAGGCCAGCGACGAGTGCGAGGCCGCCGAGGTGGCGGGCGCAATCTTCGGTGACTTCACCCTTGCGGGGAGCCGTGCGGGTCGTGGCGGCAAGGTTCGCCTTGCGCAGCGCCTGCGTGTCGGCGGCGAGCTTGTCGATCTCGCCCTTCAGCGAGGCGATGTCTCCGCCGTTTTTCTCAATCGCCGCGATCTTCGCTTCGAGGTCTTTCGACTTCTGCGCGATGGCCTCGACGCTTCCGAGCACTTTCGCCTGGAATTCGTTTTCGTTCAGGGTTCCGCCGCCGGTTCCGCCGCCGTTGTCCGGGGCAAGAAACAGGCAGCCCAATTTGGTGCTGATGCGTTTCATAGATTTGTAATTTGATTTTCGAGTTTCCCGAGCCATGCCCGACGCTGTTCCCTCTTCCGTGTCGCGGCAGCGTCTTCCTCTGCGGCACGGGCGGTTTTTTGGGTGTCTGCGGAAATGCTCTCTGCCAGGAGGTCGATGTCGCCGTCGGCGATCACCCCGTCCTTGTAGGCCCGAGCGAGCGCGGCAGGGTTCGCGCCGATGATGCAGGCGCTCAGCTCGATCTGCTCTTGCTCAAGATATACGCACGACACGCGCTTGGCTGTCTCCGCGTCCAGGCCCAGTTCCGCGATCTGCGCGGCCAGATCCGCCCCGCCATTTTTGTAGCGGTCGGCATATTTCGTGGGCAGGAACCCGACCGACACCGCCTTCAGGTGCCCGGCCTGCGTCATCGCAAATCCGATCTTCGCAATCGGGTTCGCCTCCGGCTCCCACTTCACCACCTCGATCAGCTTGCGGCCCTCCACCCGGAAGTCCACCACCGAGCCCAGCAGCTTCTCAATCGTCGAGTAGTCGTGGCTGTCCACAAACGGCGCGTTTTTCGCAAAGTGGTTGAACCGCCAGCCATCCGCCCGGATGATCTCCCGGTAGTGGTCGAGGGTTTCGTCGCTGGCGACGTATTCCACGAGCCCCCCGGCGGCGTCGAGAACCCGGATCTCCGGGAAAATGGTGCGTTTGAGTTGATTCATAGGTTCGAGCCGGTTGGCATTGCCATTGCAAAGCCGTTGCACCGCCCGGTGGCGGCGTTTTCTTTTTCAAGTGGGGAATTCACCCCATACGGAGCCTTCGGCCCCGAATTTTGGCGTTTTTGCGCGTTCATGGTTTTTCCTCCGTGGCCAGCGCGACGCAATGGCAGTTGATGATTTCCGCCGGAGGAGCCCCGAGGCTCCCGTCTCCGGGATGCAGGATGCTCGCTCCGCCGATGATAAAGGGTTCGTTCACCGGGACGATCTGCCCCTGCGCCGCACGGTGGCTCGGCCGCACGTTCTCATTCCCGCTCGTCAGCCATTCCTTATACTCGATCCCCGACTGCTCCAGGGCTTCCTGGCGGGCGGCCCCGTAGGCGGCGCTCGTCTCCGTCATCGCGATCCGCAGGCTGCGCTGCTTGCTGATCCCCGCGAACTCGGCCCGTATCCTCGCAGCCAGCTCGTCGGTCGTGTCCCCATTGACAAACCCCTCCTCCAGGCTCCCGAGGATCTGGGTATGAATCTCGTCGGCAATGTTCGTGAAGAAGTTCTCGCGGCCCTTCAGATACGACAACGCTTTTGCAGGCGGCATCGTCCAGGGATCATCCTTGCCGATCTCCGCGAAGCACTGGCTGCCAGCCTTGTCCAGCGTCTCCTGCCCGGCCTTGCGCATCGCCATTTGCAGGCCCTGCTCCCACTCCTCCAGATCGAAAATGAAATCCGCCGCCACCGCCTTCGCGCCCTTCGTCACCCGGTCGAGCACCTCCGCGCGAGCCGCCATGAGATGCCTGTCGAACTTCGCCTTCCACATCTTGATCGCTCCCTGCCTCGCCCTCCAATGCGCCGCCCACTTCGACCCCGGCGCACGCGTGGCCGCCGCGCTCATGTCCTCAAAGCTCCCACATTTGCAATCCGGCTTGAGCGCACGGCCCTTGAATGCGGCCTGCATCTGCGCGACCGCATCATCCAGCGGCTCCGCCTGAGCCCCGGTCTCCGTCTCCTGCTCTGCCAGCGGCTCGCCGACCGGCTGCACCGAGAACGGCAGGTAGCCGACCTCCCAGCCCTCATAGTCGTTGATCCCCATGTCCAGGTAGCCGTTGATTTCCTTCATCGGCATTCCCATCGCCCAGAGCTTCGCTGCCGCATCGATCCGCTCGCCGCGCACCTGCTGCATCGTGGGATGTTCGTCAAAATCGAAATACGCCCGCACCGCCTTCCCGGTCTGCCGCGCGATCAGCACATCCATCGCCCCCGCAATCGTATTGCCCGCCGGCATGCTCGCCCCGTGGATCAGCCGGAAATAATCGCTCGCGCTCCCGATGCTGTAGCTCGCCTGCACGTCCGCCATGCCGGGCGGAACCCCGAAGGCGATGAAGACCTCGTGCCGGGATTGCAGGCGATTTGCAACAAACGCCAGATCCGGCGGCGTGATCGTCGGCGACTTCACCTCGATGTCCGAGGAGAAGAAGAGCGGCCGGAAGTCCCCCCGCAGCTTCGCCTGGCGTTTCGCCCGCAGCGCCGCCGTGACCTGGTCGCGCTGCTCATCGGTGAGCGTGCCGTTCTTCGCCGAGATGTAGTCGCCGCCATCGCCCTGGTTGGCGTAGGTGTCGCGAGCGTAGCGTCCCGCCAGCAGATCCGTCTCCGCCGCCAGCCGCGCCGCCTCGATCTCACCCAGCCCGCGATAGGGATTCGCGGGATTCCAGCGCTTCGCGTGGATCACCTGCTCTTGCAGGAGCGGAATCTGGCGGCCCGCGTCATCCGTATAGACCCAGCCCTGCAGCAGCCCGCCCGTCACCACATGCCGCATGCGGTCGGGCGAGGCGACCACGAACTGCCCGCGCGGACCGTTGCCCCGCGCAAGGAATGTGTCGTCAAAGATCCAGAAGAACTCCCCAGCCAGCTTCAGCCAGCCAGCCGTCGCGTCCAGGAACTCCTCATAGCTCATCCCCCGCGCCGGATGCCTCCACCAATCGCACAGCGCCACGTCCTCGTATTCCTCCTCCTCCAGGTAAAACTTCAGCGACACCGCCTTCAGCGGCTGCGCCACCAGGCCGATGGCCGCCGCCACCCACACGCTCTGTGCATACGGATTCCGCAGCCCCGCCTGCACCGTGCCGTCAATATCCAGGCCACGGGCAAAATCCGTTGCAAACGATTTGCGGACAGCAGCGAGAGTGCGGGCAAGCCAGTTCATACGAGCACCGCCTCAAAGTTTGTGACCGTCTTCCCCGCATGCAGCGCCAGCGCCAGCGCCCAAAACCTATCGCAGTGGCCATTCTTCCCGCGCTCACCGGCGAAGCGGATGTTCCCGCTCGCGGTGGTTTCCTTGCGAATTCCGCGCAGGTCGGAAAATATCGTCTGGTTGTCAGGGATGCGGATTGACCGATCCTCGAAGGCCGCTCGCACCGGATACGCCAGCTCTTCCTTTACCGGGCCTGTGAAATGCAGCCCCTCGACTTTGTAGGTGCCGAACCTCTTCTGTGCGCGCTCAGCGAACTGTCGCCCGATCCCCGTCTGGTCGATGCAGCAGCGCCGCACCTGCGGGAGTGCCAGCACAGAATACAGCGCAGCCTCCTGCGTGTCGAACGTCTGCGCCTTCAAAACGATAACCCGGCGCGTGAGATTGATCCCGCTGATCTTCTCAAACACCCAGATCACCGTCAGGTCATGATCGCGGCCCACGTCCACGCCGACATAGAGCGGGTTTTTGCTGTCGAGCAGATCCGTCTCCCATTGTTCGCCGGTCGGATATTTGCACCCGTCGATCAGCTCATAGGAAAGAAACGCCGAAGCATCATCGCTAGGAACGCACATGTATTCCTGCGCGAAAGATTCCTCATCAGGGCATCCGGCCTTGACGAAGTTGAAATAGTCGCCCTCGTCCATTTGCTGGCGAGGATCTCCGGTGGGCAGCTTGCTCTGCAGCTTGTAGAGGAACCCGTGATCCAGCGCGGTTTGAAGCGTGACCGTATGCAGAGAAATCTTCTTCGGGTTTCCCTTGTCCTTGATCTCAGTGACGAGCTTGTTGAAGAAATTTGCCGATCCGCGATGGGTCGAGATGATATCCATCGATCCGCCCCACGTGATGCCGGGGTATGCGATGGAGTAAAGTTTGCGGGGATCGGGGTGCAGGGCAAACTCATCCAGGCGACGCGGCCCGCGCTTGCCCGCCTGGGCATCGGGATTACTGGACATGCTGTGCGTCCGCAGGCCATTGGCGAATTGCAGCACGTAGGCACTGTGCCCGTCGTCATCAATCACCTTCTCGCCAAGATCCTTCGCAGCGAGATTCAGCAGCCCTGCAAAGCTCTTGCAGTCCTCCAGAAATAGCCGTGCCTGGATATCGTCACGGGAGGACACCCACGAATCCAACCGGGCATCGACCTGGCTTTGTGTCCGCACGTCCTTGTAGGCGCTCGCCCAGGAGATCCCGATCTGCCGGGCTTTCTCCATGAGCGTGAGTTGTGCCGGGTCGAGAACATAGTCGCTCTGGTATTTGAGCAGGAGCGTGTCACGCGTCGGGAAAATCTTGCAGAGCCCGCCGAAGGTTTCCGGCACATAGTCCGGCCGCTTCGTGGTTACATGGGATGCAGGCGAGATCATAGAAGCTTGGCAGCCTCCTCGATTGTTTTGAGCGTCTCGGCCGTCAGCCCGCCCTTGGTCTTCAACCCTTCCAGTGCCGCCTTGGCTTTCGCCGCGTTGTCTTCCAGCAGGACAACCCGCCTGGTCGCCAATGCGAGCTTCCGGTTTTCCAGATCCGCCTTCGTTCGCGCTGAGTCCTGGGCGAGCTTCAGATGCTCCAGGCTCACAAACGTGTCCGCATCCCCCGAGTCCAAGGCTTCCAGGGTGAAGATCGATTGTGCCAACTTCCGGACGTGCTCCGGCTCCATGTCGGGATTCCGCTGCTGCAGGAGTTCCGCGACCTGGTTCGCTCGCGATGCGGCTTTGGAAAACCGCTGCTGCAGCCCATACCAGGAGACAAACTCGGAGAGCGTGGACATGGAGACCTTGAGCCCATCCGCCGCGAGCTGCTCGCGAGCGTAGGCCAGCCCACCGGGATGCTCCTCCGTTTTCTGCGTGCGCGCCCAGGCAATGATTTGCTCCTGCCGCTCCTCGGGCAGAATCTTCAGCTTGGAGTCGGATCTGGGTTTCATTCACGCGAGGCCCTCCGTGGCGAGGAAGTCCCGGCCCTCGGCCGTGATCTTCCATTCCCGATTTTCCGGGGAGATAACCTTGCCCTCCAGGGCGACGAATCCTTTGTCGATCAGGTATTGCACCTCGGCCCGCAGATCGTCGGCGTCGAGCTGACGCAGTTGCGGAGGTAGGCCCATGCGGATGCCATCCATCGGCACGCCGTAACCGCGCGCCATGTTGATGGTGGAGAGGATGAGCAGTCGGAGGTTTTCGCGTTGCTTCGGGTTCATGCTTTGAGCCTTTCCAAAATGCGGTCGATCTTTGCGCTCTGGACCGCGAGCGTGCTGTTTGTGGTCCCGGTCCGCTCGTCGAGCGCGGAGACCTTCTTGTCGATATCGTTGATTCGATTGTGGATGTTGATCGCCCGCTCTTCTCCGGCGTCGATGATCTCCGTTTTGTCGCTTTGCATCGTGCGTTCGATACGCTCTGTGCGTGCTTCCAGCGCGACCACGCGGCGCTCCATGTAGCCGCAGTGCTCGACATGCTCGGCCTTCGTTAGCACGTCTTTTTCATGCTGCACCCGCAGCGGCTGTTGGATCGTCCGCATGCCACTCTTGCCCGTGAGCACCGCCCAGGCCGTCACTGCGTTTCCCAAAAGCACCACGACCCCAATGGCCAAAGTTAAAAACTCGCCCTGGTTCATTGTTCCATCCCTCCCTCGTTGAGCCGGGCAACGGCCCATAGGTGAATTGCTTTCGCGCGGCGCAGCCAGCCCTTGAGGAACCGGCTCATCCTTGGTTTCGTGTGAGCAAGGTTCATGTAAAAGAGTTCCCTTTGAGCGGAGAGTTTCAGCAGGAGCTTCCCGGCCTCTCCTCGCGTGATCATGGCGTTGGCGTTTGCCAGAGTCTTGCTGCCGACAACCCCATCCACCTGCTTGAGGCCGAGCGCCCTCTGCAGGCACTTCGCGGCCTGGGATTCCCCGGCGTTCACCGCGAGATCGAAATAGACAAAGGAGACCGGAGCCGGGAAGTGGGCGGCGGCAGATTTACCGAACTCCGCAAGGTAGATCCGCTCGGCACCGGCCTTCGTGAGCGACTTGATGTCCACACCTGGATGCGACCGCTGGTCGATCCCGAACTTTGTGGCCCCGCCCGGATCTGCCGGATCGTTTTCAAAAACCGTGCCCTCAAATTCCATGAGCAGCTCGAAGTAATCTTTCCAGAGCGCGTGCATTAGAATGTGCCCTCCCATTTAATGGGCCACTTCCCACCGCGCAACGGCCAGCCGGGCGTGATACGTGGTAGCCAGGAGTTGCGTCGCTCGGGAACGGATGTCCCGATCTGGACCACACCGGCACGCTCCATTTCAGCGTAGCGCTCGACGCGCCATTGCTCGCGCGCTTCCGCGTGAAAGGCCAAGAAGCCCCAGAATATCATAGTGAGCTTCTTCATTTCGGAGCGACCCACCAGAGGACCAGGCATGTGATCGCAAACCAAAAGCATGCGATGCCAGCCATTGAAAAGACCACGGACCACCGAACCTGCCCGGCGCGCTTCCCGCGCCGCACCTCGGCCCTTGGATTGAACGGCCCCCCCGGCCGCGTTAGCTTGAGCTTGTGCCGCGCGTCGATGCGGCCGTAGATCGCCAGCCCGGCACCAACCGTGTCCAGGCAAAGCGTGAGGATGTCGGTCAGCTCCGCGTCGATGATATCGACCTTCGCCGCCCGCAGGATCTGCGAGAGCAGCATCACGGCCACGCCGATGATCGTGCGGGATTGCCACCAGGGTTTTACCAGGGGCGCTCCGTAGGGTCCGCCTCCGTCTTTCACCGGGACTCCTCCAGCTTTTGAAGTGCCAGCTCGATGGCCAGATTCACAGCCCGTGCAGAGGCGTTGATTCCGGCCTGCAGCGCCGCTGCCTTGATCGCGTCCGCCGCCGCCGCGCGCTTCTCCGCGCCGCTCTTCGGCGAGTCCGCCAGGCCGCTCACCACATCCAGCGCAATCGGCAGGAGCGCTGTGAGCAGCCCGGACAACGAGTCCGCCAGGATCGGCAGCAAAAAGGAGATGAGGGTTTTCGACGCGCCCGTCAGCCAGGCCAGGGTATTGAGGAGTGCTTTTTTCATTTGATGATTGCAGGGGTGGAGAGCGGAGCGCCCTTCGCATGAGCAGGCACACAGCCAAAGAGGGCGGCGGTGGAGAACAAAAAAACCACCGCCGCCCCTGCTACGCTTCCCCCCGAAAAGAAACCGGACGCGGCTGCGATGAACTCCCCACCACGAGGCACAGCCGCGCCGGAAGAAATTGCGCGGCTCACTTGGCTTGCCCTCCTTTTGGCGAAGAGACAGGCTGAGCCACATGGACTACAATCTTCCCGCATCCTTCGGAAATCATGGCGCTGACATCCTCGCAAAGGCGGGCTGGATCGACGCCAGCTTGATAAAACAAGGCGCACTCCGGGTCCGATGGACCGACAAGGGCCGCGCCCGCGCCGCTCAACTCCTCGACCTTCTCGCCGAGTTGGAAGAGCACGGTCAATCCCTGGACTGCGAGACGCTCGAAACGGTTTACGCGATTTGCGGCATGAACGATCCGCGAACGCCGTAGGAGATCCGCTCCAAAATCCGCACGCTCACGCAGAGTAGCCGAAACATCGTCCCATTTTTCAGCTTTCAGCTTTCCGCCTTCAGCTTTATGCTTTGGCTGCGTCTTGGTGGTGGCCGCGTTCATGTGGCAGCAACACTGCCACGACGACAAAAAACCCGTAGGGCTAGACCGGAATCACCGGACTCAGCCGATGAAAATGCAGATCAGCAAAAAGCGCGAGGAGGAGACTTCCACATCCGCCCGCGCGCCGCAGAGCAGAAGAATTGAGAGGCAGACTGTCGTCAGGAGCGTTTTCATTTGTCAGGTTTTCTTTTCCCCCGCTTGCCTTTCGGCTTCTCCACAGGCTTCTGCACGTGGGCACCAGAAGCTGATGACAAATTTTCAATGTGCCCAATCGCCACTTTGTTCCCCGTCTGGTTGATCGTCACCTTTTTCGGACGACCTCCTTTTCCTGCGCGTGACGGCGCGGCTTTCAAGCTGGCAGAAACACGGATATTCATTTCCTCAAGTCGCTTGTAAACGGCGTCACGGATAAATGTAGAGCGATCCGAAAAGCCGAGCTTTGGAAAAGCTGCATCAATTTCATCGCGAAACTTTTCATCCATCATCACTAAAACTCCGCGCTGGTCGATTGATCTGACGTTCGGCATGGGTGCATATAAAATCTTTTTTCATTTTCCCGCAATTTTTTTCTTGCGTGGTGTATATGCTGGGCATATAGCGAGTTTATGCAAACAAAACAACGCCACCGGGGAGCACTTTCCAAAAGCAGCTCAAAAGCAGTCCTGGTGTATTTCCCGAAACACCAGATGCCGTTGATCGATGAGGCCGTGAACATCACGGACACCGACCGATCGAAATTTATTCGCGGGGCAGTCCGTCAAGCACTCGACCGTCTCAGCCTTCCAGTCCGCGCCGCCTGATCACCTTCGCCACGGGGCGGGCCATCCAATGCGCCCCACCACTTTTCAAAACCACAAACAATGAGCGACACACAACCTTCCTTCGACTGGCTCATTCCAACGACAAAAGAACTCCTGCGGCCCGAAGAATGCGCCCGCTACCTCGACCGCTCCCTTGATTTTGTGGATGCCATGATTGACGAGGGGAAACTGGAATGGATGGCCCCCACCGGGCGCAAGGTCGAACGTAAGAGGATCACACGCCGCAGCCTGCTCCTCCTCATCCTGGAGCAATTCCGTGCCGATCCTGAACTCTGGTTCGAGCGCTACGCCGCCCTCCTCCACCGCTGCTCAGCTCACCAGCTCACCCGCCTCATCGCCGAGGCCACCCGCCTCCGCTCAAAAAAACTCACCACACTATGAAAACCACAACCGCACATGGGAAAAAACCCGAACAAAAATACCAAGCATCAGCGAAGGCTGTCGCCGACTACATCCGGCGACTGTGCCGTGTTCATGGCGTCAACCCAAACGTCCTCTCAAACATCGAAATCGAGCGCGGATCGTGGGCCAGGAATACCAGCGCGGGCCAAGGAATGACCGCATCCGAAGCGGCAGAAAAGATGGAGGCCTCGAAATGAAGACCCTCCAGCCCACCTCCACCGGGAATATTTCGGCAATGACCATCCCCCAGCTCGCCGAGGCGGGCAAGGCCCTCGACCGCGCGGGCGACCTCCATGAGAACACAGCAGGCATCTGCCGCCTCCTTCACGGTCTCGTGCTCATCGAGGCCAAGCGCAAACTGGAGCACGGAGCCTTCATGCCTTGGGTGAAGGAACATTTCCCGAACTCGTATCGGGCAGCAGCACAGCGCATGCAGGCTGGCAATGATTTTCTTGCCACCGTCAGCGACAAGAAACTGGCCAAGAAGCTCAAATGTGCAGGCCCCTGCACATTTGACGCCCAGAGCCTGCTCCTCGGGGATCTTGCAACCAACCTGCCCGAGATCAGCGGTGCCCAGCTCGACATGAGCAACCCGGTCGTGGAGGCCGCGAGCAAATACATCGGCAACCGCTCCTGGACCCAGCTCCTGCTCGACCTCGGCGACGCCCGCGAAAACAACGGAGGCAAGCGAACGCGGCTCAACGGAACGAAGCGGCGCACCGACCCGGAAAAGGAATTCGACGACGCGCTCAAAAAGGCGATGGACTGGTATAAGCTCGGCCTCGTCAGCCTCAAGGAAAACTACCTCCACAGCAAACGCCGCTGGGAAGTGCTCCCCGAGGTGGAACTCGCCAACGTCGCCGACCTCGTCAAGCTCTGGGCCAAAAAACTCGACGACATCTGCCGCGCCCGGCACATCGTCCCCAGCAAGATCCGCGATTGGGACAAAAACTTGTCGCCCGCAGAACTCGGCCTCTCGGAGGACGGGAAATGACACTCGACGCCTACCAGCGCGAGAGGATCGGAACGCTGCGCCCGATCATGGAGGCACTCGAAGCCGCCGACCACCTGACCAGCGGACTCGCCGCCTTCTCAGCCCGCATCGGCTTTTCCAAGCAACGGCTGGAAATGCTCTTCTACTCCTGGCAGCGCGCGGGCGACGACGCACTCATCGACAAGCGCAAGCTCCCGAAGCCAAAGAAGAGCGCGGCAGATACCCTCCCCATCAGCGACGCCGAGCGCGCAGTCCTGCGCCGCCTCGTCGCGCAATGCGGCTCCATGCTCTACGGCATCGAAGCCTTCGCCGATGATCCCGTCTGCTCGCCCGAGATCCGCACCCTCATCATTTCGCGCCGCTCGCGCCGCAACTATCCCAAGGCCCTGCTGCGCGCCGCCCGTGTCACCGGCGAAGAGAGCGACCTCGCCCGGGGGCCGAAGCGGTTCAACCTGCACGTCGCCACGCAATACCGCGACAATGTCTGGGTGGACTCAGCCGGGGTCGAGCATCCGCTCACTGGCGGCGACCTCTTCGAGTGCGACGACATGAGCCTCAACCAGCCCTTCTGGTATGAGTGGCCCTACGGCGGGGACGAACTCTCCGACATGTTCGGCGTCCGCCTCGGCCGCCAGATGCTCGCCTGCATCGACACCGCCACCGCCCGCTGGATCGGCTTCGATCTCATCGGTCGGGTCCGCGACGCCTACCGCGCCGAAGACATCGTCCGTTTCCTCGGCTCCATCTGCCAGTTCAACGGCATCCCGCGCCACGGGTTCCGCCTGGAGCGCGGCATCTGGAAATCCAAGGCCGTGCGCGGAGTCAAGGGCGTGAACGACGACAAGGAAAAGCAGGTCGTCGCCTCGATCTCCGACGCTGTCGCCCTCCACTACGTCCACAGCCCAAAAGCCAAAGGCGTCATCGAAGGCAGCTTCGACATGCTCCAGACCATCCTCTCCCTCGACGGCATCACCATCGGGCGCGAACGCGGAGAATACGAGAAGGCCACCGCCGCCATGCTCAAATGCACAGCCGGCCGCATGCATCCGAAAAACGCTGGCTTCCCGCACATCAGCGATATCGCCGAGCGCGTCAACGGTGCGATGGAGAAGTTCAACCTCCGCAATAAAATGGGCCGCGTCATCCAGGGCGTGCCCATGGAAAACTTCGCTCGCGACATCGAGGCCCAGCCGCTCGCCGCGCTGCCCGACCAGCAGGCTTACCTCTTCCAGCCCTACCGCGAGATCCGGCCCATCACCGGCGCCCACGTCCGCTGCAAGGTCGAGCACTACAACCATACCTTCTCCTTCGCCGTTCCCGGTGAACTTGCCCACCTCGGGCGCGGCTACCGGCTCCTCGTCTGCTTCGATCCCGCCAACCCGCATGCCGGAGCCCGCGTCTTCGACGCCGAGAGCAGCGACAGCAACCGCCTCGACTACGAGAGCAAGCACGGCCAGAGCTACGGCATCATCCCCTTCGAGCCCGACGCGCCCCAGCTCGACTACTCGGACCGCGCCAAGAACCGCACCAAAGGCGGATACGCCGGAGCCGTCCGCTCCGAGTTCCGCAACCTCGGTCTCCAGCAGGGCACGAACATTTCCCGAGTCAGCGACGGGCGCGGCAACTCCACCCAGATCGCACGCGGCGCACAGATCGCCGCTATGGAAAATCTCCCAGCCGGTGACCCGCGCGCTGCAGAGGCCCTGCAGGCCCGCCGCACGTTCGTGGAATCCGGCGACCGCGCCACGGCCCGCAAGCTCCGCAAGGTCTCCAGCGCGGCCCTCCTGGACGACGACGAAAACGAGATGCCTGGCGCGCCTTCGCGCATCAGCTCCGAAGCCCTCCTTTAGCACCACCACCACTTTATGAACAAAGACACCACCACGTCACCCGAACCCGAAGACAACAATCAACCCGAGCCGCAGGCCAATTCTGGCAACAACGTGCGCGCGTCCTGGAACTTCTCGCTCCACGACATCCGCATGAATCTCGCGCATTGCTCACACGACGCGAAGGAGATCCTGATCGCCTGTTTCCTGTGGTGCATCGACGCGAAGCACCCGGTCAGCCGTCCGGAGTTCGCGAAGGCCATCGACTTCGACCCGTCCACGATCTACCGGATCTACTCGGGCAAATACATCAACGCCACGACACGCGAGCGCCTGGAAGTCCCGCCGAAAATGGTGGATGCGTCGCGCGCCTGGCTGGCCCGGCAGCGCAAAGCCTACACGCCCATCGGAGAGTTCATCCTCACACCGACCGCCGAGCGGATCTTCCACGCCTGCAACCTGGCACGGGAATCCAAGACGCCGGTCTTCCTTTGGGGCCGCTCGCACATCGGGAAGACCTGGGCGCTCGAAAAATTCGCCGCCGATAACAACCACGGCCGCACGATCTACGTCCGCATGAAAGCGGCCACCGGCCTGGGCGGGATGGTGAAGCGGATCAACGAGCGCTGCGGAAATTCCGACAAGGCGAACACGGCGGATTCGATTGACCGCATCAAGCGCGCCCTCTCGCCCGACACGCTGCTGATCCTGGACGAGCTGCACCTCCTCCAATACACCTACCGGCTCAATTCCTTCTTCGCCTGTCTGGAAGTGATCCGGGAGATTTACGACGAGGTCGGCTGCGGGATGCTGCTCTGCGGCACGGAACTCCTCCTGGAGAAAATGCGCGGCGGCACCCACGGCGAGATGGAGCAGCTCCTGCGGCGCGGGGTCCATAAGTTCCACCTGCCGAAGATGCCGAGCAAGGACGACATCACCGCGATCCTCGGCCACTACGGGGTCGAGTTTCCGGCGAAGAAGAAAACCCTCAGCCTGATCGTGGACGGCGAGCACATCAACGAGATCCCGTTCGACCTGCTGCGCCAGCTGGCCAAGGACAACGGCATCAAGGCGATCACCGAGCGCCTGCGCTATGCGGAGAAGATCGCCGCCAAGGCCCGCACGTTCACGACGATGGCCCACTTCGTGGAAGCCCACGTCCGCATCCAGTCCAACGGCGCAGTCGACAACTCGGATTGGGATTGAGCGCCATGAACTACCAGCCAATCACCGCCGCCGAAATCCTCGCGCTGCGCAAAGCACTACCGGCCGTCGTCGCCTGGCTCCGCGCAAGGGAGGGGAAATGATCGCGCTCCACATAGAATCCCAGGACATCACCGACGCGATCTGCACCGTGTCACTCATGGGGCCGCACGTCGAATCCGCCGCCGAGGCGGCATTCATCCAGTGGCTGCGCGAACGCGGCTACAACTGCGACAAAGCCGAGGATTGGGAAACGCCCCGCGAGCTTTGCGAACGGCTGCACATCGGCTGTTCCTTCGTCTCCCAGGCACTCCGCCGCCCAAACTGCCCGAAGCCGCTCGACATCTCGCGCGGCCCCACCGGCCGCATCACCTACCTCCGCAGCACACCGGCCCTAGACGCCTTCCTCACAAAACATAAGTCCCATTCCTAATTCCAAATTCCAAATTATGAAAAAAACACCACCTGCCGCCACAAGCGGCCCGAACATGACCCGCGAATACCGCAAGGAACTTCGCGCACTCGAAACCCAGATCCGCCGCGCCTCGCGCGACCAGATCCGCCACCACCGCGCCACCCAGCGCGCAATCGCCCGCATCGAAAACGAAGCCGTCAAGCAGATCCGCGCCATCAAGCGCGAGTCCGCCAAGATCGACAAAGGCACCCTCAAGCAGATCGCCGCATTCGCCAAACGCCGCGACATCCTCATCGGGAGGCTCAGCTAATGAACCTCGCGCCTACCGTTGATCGCGGCCTCGAAATCCGCGCCCAGATCGAGCAGCTCAAAGAAGAACTCTCCCTCATCGAGAGCACGCTCGAACTCGCCGCCCGCAAGGGCGAGCAAATCGACCTCGAAGACCCCGACCGCGAAGGCCGCCAGTTCCTCGCCAGGGGCACAGAGGCCATCGTCCCCGTCGTCCTCACCGCAGACATCATCCAGGGCACATTCGCGGACGGCTCCCAGGCCCATACGAAGATCGCCACGGCCGCCGTCGGAAGGCTCGCCGAGTTCTACTGGCCCACCACCACATGGAAGCTCCTGGCAAAATCCGGAAAGGCATTCCGCATCGAAGCCGCCGCCATCCTCGGAGCCGCCGCACCGGCCCTGATCACCGCCGCCATCGCCCGCGACAAAAACGGGATCCCGAAATCCCAGATCAAAGTCGAGTGGAACCGCGCCGAAGAACTGCCAACCGCCAACTGAAAACCGCCAACTTCTTCCTATGACCATCGAGATCACGATCCGCGAGATCTACCAGCTCATGTTTTGCGTCTATTCGCTCGGGCTCCTCACCGTGCTCGTCGGCTACACGCTCATCCGGATCTGGCACGATTCGCGCGAGAACCGCCGCCGCCGCGAGCAGTTCCGCATCCACCGCCGCACCCCCTACGGCATCCGCGTATGACCCTCCGCGCCCTCAACTGTCTCCTGCTGCTCATCGCCCTGCGCGAGGGGCAGCGGGGACGTTGCTGGAGGCCACGTCATTCCTAATTCCACATTCCACATTTCGCATTTTTCCACCCCATGCTAACTCCCAAACAAGAACAGAAATACTGGCGGACGTGGGCGAAGATCCTCGCCTGCCAGGGATGGGCTCACGAGACGAGCGCGAAAAAGGACCAGCGCCGCTATGCCACGCACATCATGTGCGGGCTCAAGAGTGAGGATGGCACCGCCCGGTCCATGAAGTCTTTCGTGAACCGTGATTTCTCGCGCTGGCTGGCCGCTACAGCTCACTTGTGCGACGAGGTGGAGGTCAGAGACCGGGATCGCGAAAACTCGGTGTGGCGCATCCGGCAGGATGCCAGGGCAGCGGGGCTCAGCGACGAATATCTTGCCGCCATCGCCCGCGATGTCTTCGGAACGAACGACTGGTGCGGGCTACCAGGTGATCAACTCATCAAGTTCCGGAACACCATCCATAACCGCGCCGGATCTCATACTGGACACGACACCCGCACCGAGGCACCCGCGCAACCCCGGCGCAAATACACGCTCGACGGCGGCAGCAGATCTTTCAGTTCCCCCGCACAAGACTCTACCACGCTAAAGGAGGAGCGGCCTATGACAACACGGCGGATAAAGCCCGCCACCGTGACAGGTCCGATCCCTGTTGTGCCTCCCTCCCGGCCGCTTGGCTACTGCATGCACGCGGTCAATCCTCCCACGGCCGCGCCATCGCCCGCGCGCGGCCTTCCTGCCGACATCATCATCAACGAGGTCGCCCACTTCGCCGATCCGGAGGACGAGCCGTTCTGAATTATGGATGCCGCCGCGCTCGCAACACAGATGGACCTATGGCTCCGCACCCAGCCGCGCTGGGTCAGCGGTGCGGAGATCTGTGAGCGCTTTGGCGTCAACGAGCGCCGCCTGCGCTCAGCTAACGGCAAGCCCGGCCTCCTGTCCTTAAACTGTGTGAGCAGCTCCACCCAGGGGTTCAAGCACATCCGGTTCGCAGCCACGCAGGAATTTTTCGAGTGCGACAAAGAAGACCGTAAACACTGCATCTCCCGATACCTCACCCTGCGAGCACGCCGCAATGCCTGGCGGAACGAGCGCACCGGCAAGCGCCCCGAGTTCCGCGAACTCCACACCGGCCAACTGGTTTTCGTATGAATCGCAAACCCTCCCGCGAATGGACCCGCCGACTCTGTCCCTCCTGCGCCCACCGCGTGATACAGACCGAGTTCGGCTGGTTCTGCCGATCCGTCCTATGCAGGAGATCATGGTTCTCGAAGAAAAAACCGCCGAACGCTGCCGGTCAGAAATCGCTGGCTTTCGCGGAACCTCCGTTTGAAAGCTGATATGACGCAACCATCCATCTCAACACCCACTGGCCAGCGATTTCCTGGACCGGCTTGTTGGGCAGGCCGGAAAAGAGCGTCGAAAAAAGATGAAAATAGTTCTTGCAATCAAGACAAGGTTTGAATAAAGTAAGGGCGTCATGAAAAACAACACCAACACACGCTCAGAAAAATACGCAGCCCACAAATCCGCCGCCGCTTTCCTGCTGGCTCAACCCGCTACCACCTCACGGAAAAAAGCGATCCTCCTCGTGACAAACGCAGAGGGTCGGCTCATGGCCGACATCGAAAACGGTCGCCAGTGGGGTGGCCGCCGTGGAGTCAAGCAGAACGGCGGAAAAGCCATCGCCAAGACCGAAGAGACGGTCGCCGCGATGAAAACCCTCAACCTCAACGCCGCCGCGTGGTTCTCCCAGGCATGAACTACCGGGATGCTTACGACCGCGCCGACTGGACGAAAACGGATGTCCAGTTGGCGCGAAAATTCGGAGTCACCAAGCAGGCAATCCAAGCTGCGCGTAGGGTCAGGGGCATCGCCCCGACTCCGCACGGAGGATTAAGGAAAGGCGCTGGCAGAAAGCCATCCAAAAAGCGCCGTAAAAAGAAATGCGCACCACGGCGGCCCAACGGCGCGGATGAGAGGCAGCTACCGGAGGAAAAACTATGATCGAAAAACGGTATGAAAGCGGGCGAGGACCGAAAGAGAACAGCGGTAGCTGTTCTCTCGATCCGATGGTTCGGCAATCTTCGCGGCAACTCTCTGTGCGGGTAGTCCCTGCGCTGTTCCGCGCCGTCAATCGCCTGTGCGAGCGTGACGGAATCACCCTCACGGCATTCGTGACGGCCTGCGTGTGGTTCGAGGTGCGCCGCCGCGCCCCGGCCTGCCACGACTGCCAACCCGGAGCGGCAACCCCGGCACTCAACCAGCATGGCGACTGTGCGACGTGCGACGGTCTGGGTGTTGTTTTGCCGAACGCTGGGCTATGCGACCGGGACCGCTCATAATAGACTCCGCCATGCAAAACAACCTTCCCAGCGGTCCCGGTTCGCATCAGCCACTTGTTGGCCCTCTTCCGGTTCCATACTACGACGACGGTCTCATCACGATCTTCTGTGGGGACTCCCGCCGTATCGTGCCAACGCTGCCGAAGTTCGACCTGCTGCTCACCGACCCACCGTATGGCATCAACATCGCCAAGACGGGCAAGTTAGGCAAGGCGCGGTATGAACCCGCCGAATGGGACGCGAAGCAGCCGGAGCCGTGGGAACTGCAAATGCTCATCTCAAGCTGCAAGGAATCCATCATCTGGGGCGGCAATTACTACGAGCAACTCCGCCGTGCCACATGCTGGCTGGTGTGGGACAAGAAAAACGACGGCCTATCCTTCGCCGATGCAGAACTCGCCTGGACAAACCTGCGCCGCGCCGTGCGCATGTTCCGGTGGATGTGGCATGGCTTAAAGGAAGGTGGCCCCATCAAACGCGTCCACCCCACGCAAAAGCCGGTGCAACTGATGGAGTGGTGCATCGGCAAGGCCAACAAGCCGCAAAGTCTCCTCGACCCCTACATGGGCAGCGGATCGTCACTGATCGCCTGCCAGCAACTCGGCATCCGCGCCGTGGGCATCGACATGCACGAGCCCTACTGCGCTGCCGCCGTCGAACGGCTCCGCGATAATCGGGCCAACG